TGAGTGTAGTTAACGGCACAATGAAAGACACAACAAACTTCATGAATCATGAATATAGCGTGTTATTTGTTCAGTATCAGTCAGGCGCGATGGGACTTAATCTTCAGATTGCAGACATCATCATCTATAACTCATTACCATTGTCAAGCGAACTGTATGAGCAAAGCAAGAAACGCATTCACAGAGTAGGTCAGACACAACCATGCACCTATTATATTCTCAAGTGCAGAAACAGTGTCGAAGAGAAGATTGAAAAGACTCTCGACATGAGAAAAGATTATACAGACAAATTATTCACGAGAGACTATGGACTATGAGCGAGAAAGACTTTGAGAACAAACTCAAGAAATATTTAGCCGAGCGCGGACACTACTGCGTTAAATACTTCGGTTGCGGAGTGACCTGCGCTGGAACACCTGACCTGCTATGCTGTGTCAACGGTTATTTTCTAGCGGTGGAAGTTAAAGCTGATAAGGGCCGAACTTCTGAATTGCAGAAGAAAAAGATTAAACAGATTTTTAATGCTTTCGGCTGCAGTGCAGTTATTTCACCATCGTCATATACTGATTTCGAAACCATCGTGCAAGCGTTGGAGAATCATGATATTGACAATGCGAGAAATGTGTGCGTGCAGACTGTTAAACAATGGGGGATTAAACTGCTATGATTAAGAGATGGATTGTGGATTTTCTGACAAACGACTTTGTGATTTGTATGCTCACCGGAGCAATCACCGGACTGACTTTTGCTATTGCAATTATCTACAAAACAGATCTGCCGGACGTGTATTTCAGTTACTCAACCGGAAAGTGTGTGAGAGTGGAGTTACCGGATGGAAAATCAGGAAGTTGCGATAAGCTTCCCGAAAAGTACAATCACTACTTTGTGAAATAATCAGGATTTTCTAACTTTAAAAGCGAGTGCCAAAGCTCCAACATCCACGATGTTCTGATCTGACTGATTGCCGAGGCACTCAATACCCTTTCTATACAATGCCGTAAAGATTTGCTCATTACTGATGTGAGTATTGTCTACAAGCTCAACAGCATTGTCTCTGATGTGATTAATCAGATTTTCTAGCTTTTCTTTCTGCTCTGCCTTCATCATTACCACCTAACAATTTTAAATCGAGTTCCTGAATCTGTTCCTGTTCCATCTGCGGTTGTTCTCTCTGTGGCTCTGCTCCACACAGGGCATTTAATATGCTCACCCGACTGTCTGTGATGTTTGACGTGTAGACGTTCGCATTATACCACTCTGACGGAGTGATCTCCTGGGGAGTGAAGTTTGGTCTGTTGCATGTAGAGAACCATTGATACAGAACCATCACCGGAGTTTCTGTTTCTATCCGTGGTTTTTTAATACCTTCGACAACATATAAGTAAACTCTGCCATTGGACGATGGGTGAACATGATTCCACCATCTTGTCACAGACACGAACTGCGGATTAGGTATCTCAACTGAACTGTCTTTCGCAGATTTCGCAAGATGCCATACGACACCGCTGGAGTCTGTGAAGTTTGAAGGCATCGTCATATCTCGGAACTGTGTTAAGCCGATAGGGACTCTCGGCTGAATCTGATTAGGCTGAATCAGATTTGACGCAAGTGGATCTGTTCTAAAATTATTAGGAAATAGCGTCTGACTTGTATCAATCATAAATCTTTCTCCATTCTTTCAACAAAGCGGTTGACAGATGGATTAAATTTTCTTTGTACTCTGCCATATTACCGCTTTTCTTTGCTTGAAGCATTTCATTATATTCCATTGTGATCACATCAGCCATGTCGGAGTATTTGCTCCATGTTGCAGGTGGATTGCGGTCAATCTCTGCGCATGCATCCATGAATTTTTGATCTGCATCGGTAGGTTTGAATCTTCTGCTGACAATTTCAATCATTTTAGTCGCTCCTTAATTGTTGCACCTATTATATCAAAAAAGCACCCTTTCGAGTGCTTTAAAAATGTACCGAGAATAAATTATGAAACCTTATGCGCCAGTAGTTGTTGCTGGTTTCAAAGCATTGATTATAGCTTGAGTCTGTGCCTGTTGGCTTTGTGCAAACTGTCCAGCAAGAACTGTTAACTGTGCAGTCAAGTTCTGTTGTGCGGTTGATGCAGCCAACTGTGCGCGTGTCTGTGCAAGTTCATCGCGGGTATTCTGATATTGAATTTCTCTCTGAAGTTCGCGATTAGCACATCCTTCCTCAGAGATTGCTTTCAGAACCTGGCAGCAGCATTGTTGTTGCTGATTAGCCAACTGTTGAGCTTGAAGTCTGTTTTCACCATTCTGCTGAACAACTGCCAGCTGATTCTGATAACCTTGCTCAAGAATTGATTTATTAACAGAATTGAAACCTTGGCAGATGTTCAAATTTGTTGCACCACTGTTTTGTGTCTGATTTAATGTATTGTTCTGTACGGCATTTTCTACACCATTGATTGCACCGCCTAGAAACTGATTCTGATTTGATGTCTGAATCAGGAAGTCACGATCTGCACTTGCAACAGACTGTGCAAGATTGCTGGTATTCATATCGGTCAACTGTTGCTGAATTCCATTCAGAATGCCGGAGTTATATCCCACGTCTCCGGCAACGGCACCACCACGATTGCCCCAATTACCGAAACCATTACCACCCCATAGCGAACCGAGAACAAGTCCACCGATTGCGCCTGCGCCAAGCGCTAAAGCTGAACCGCCACCAAAACCCGATCCTTCCGGAATTACTGTACGCATGATCTCATCCATAATACTCTCCTTTTTCTTATGATGATTAAGTCGTGAGAGTATTATGGAACAAGTAAATTACTGATTGTTACTTCTGATTTATATTGTGAGACAGATCACTATTTTGATCTAAGATACTTTCATTTTTCATTTTTAAAAGCTTGAGTCCATGTCTCAATATAGGCGGAATGACTTTGCCATAACCAAGTGTTTCAATATTCTCGAGAATTGAACCCGATTCATTGATGATGTATGCAATGATTACTGCCTGGCGAATGTAGTCGATGTGGCACACTTCGTCAATTCCATGTGCGAGAACTACAAATAAAAATATCAGAAGTTTTTTGACAATACCCTTTCCACCAACTTTAGATGTCCACTGCCCCTGGCGAAAGGCTGAACATGTGCCTGTAATGTAGTCAATCACACAGAAGACGAATAGCCATGTCAGACTGATATCGATACCACCAACGAGCCATAGTATTGAACTGATAGAGATACCGCAGATTGCACTGATCTGCGATGGTAGATAGTCACAGATCATCATCGCTCAACAACTCCAGCAAAGTAATTATTCTGTCTTTAATGATTAACAGTTCTGTGAGATAGATCAACATCTCTGCGTAGTCCTGCTTGACGTTTCTGTCGCCACACAGTTCAGCTTCACTCTTGCAGTGATTCATGAAGCTGATTAGATCTTCTCTCTTCATGACTGCATACCTCTCTCAATTCTTGACTGCCAATCCTCATACCACTGAATGACAGATTTGAAACCGCCCAATGAATTATTCTTAATATTGCGTAATAATGTGTCGCTAATCGGAGAATTGCTCTTCATGTGGTTGTATGCTTTTCGGAAGCCGTTTGCACCTTGCTGGTGAGCCAGGTAAATGTTTACCGGAGTAACCGGAATATTGAATTTGAGTAACTGTTTGATATTGTCTGCCGTGAGTTTCTTGAATGCTTTGAGTGACTGTTCAGGACTGAATGGATTGTCGAGCCCGTACTGACGTGCAGTTGATGGCACAAACTGAAAAAGACCTTTGGCACCGGATTTATTATAAGCCATTGAATTGTGCGCTGATTCAATACCAATCACTGCATTGACAAAACTGTCATCCGAATACCACTTGCCGTCTTTTTCAAAAACAGTGGCATTCTGTATATCTGAATAGTTAAACATCTGCACCTCTCTGTCATAGTATGACTTAATTTTACCACTCTTTACAAGTCTTTAACAGCGCGTTATATCTCACTGCGAGCTGGTCGCATTCTCGGGTAATAGCCACACTTCTCTCAATCTTTGACTGAAGCTCGGCTTCTGTGTAGCATCTAAGATCGGACTTAGCTCCGGCCGCTGCGGACACTCCGGCACTTGCTTTACTGTCTGACATGCAGTTACGCTTAACGACAACAGTATCACGAATAGCACTCGCTTTAATTTTCTCATTCTCGCTCTCCATGTCTTTGATCTGCTTTAAATATTCTGCGACAATTTCATTCTGCTTAGTCTGTGCTCTGCGCTCCACTTCAATCAGATTGTTTGCATTGTCAAGTCTCTGTCTGTCAAGTTTCACAAGCATAGACTCGCGCCCTTGATAATAGCCTGTTCCGTAAATTGTGACACCAATAATCACGACTGCAAGTACCACATAAGGATTCATCATACATTAATCCTTATGTGGTACTCAAACCGCAGAAAACCACCTTTGAGGATCTTCTTAATTTCAGATTTAAAAACCTTGTTTTCATCAAACACATGGTTGTGATAGTGAGTGTGCCCCTTGCAGATGAGTTTAATGTCAATCCTGCCGATGAGTTTGTCAAGTACATCATGAACATACAGATGATAGATTTCAAACTCTTTTCTTGCTATACAATCAATGTATTCTTTAACAGTCAATTCTTCATCTCCCATTCATCAGACTGAATCATAGCCATCAGATTCACATAATCCGTGTTCAGTTCTTCAAAGTTGTCAATAATGACTCCATCATGGATATATGATTTGTCAACATGATAATTTTTGACATCAAAACAAACTAGCCACCCTCTGAATTTTTTATTCTTATACTGATAAATTCCAGGTTCAAAGTGACCGACTTCACTCTCACAATCACAAAGTTTCATTTTTTTATCCTTTTTTTCTTGAAATTATAGCACGTTTCTAGTAACATACATAATGTTCCTTATGGAACAGGGTAATTTTTATTAAACAAAACAGATACAGTATTTATTATTGATTGAAAAAGAGAATGATTAAATAGTATCCCCCATTTGTTTAAATATGCAATTATCGTTATAAAATCCTCATATTTTTTGGCACTAAAAACCGCAATATTGTGAAATATAGCGGTTTTTCTTTTTATGTGTTTTAGTTACTTAAATTCTCTATCTTAATCTTAACACCCTTACACAATTCCTTAATCTCATCATCATTCTTCAAATCAGTTTTATAGGCTTTTAAACATACCTTTTCTAAGTTATCAGACTGTTCAATAAGATGGTTTTCATGCTTAATAGCTCCCCATGAAAATATTGATAAGCCAATTATTACAATTAGCATAACACCACCTAATTCTAAAGACTCAATATCCATAGCTATTTACCCTTTAATTCCCCAACTCTATTATCCACATGGTCTTTAAGGCACTTCAAACCCTCATAATCCACAAATTTACGTTCACGGCTTAGATTAACTAAATTCTTAATAATTTGCAGTTTTGTTTCACTATCCAACTCACTATCAATAATGTAGGATATAGCATCGTTTAAGTGGTCAATACCTTGTTTACATATAAGCATTTAATCCCTCACTTTAGTAAGTGTCTTGCAAGACATTTTAGCTTCACATCCCACGTGGGAACGCATGAGATTCTAACTCATTTATAGCAAGACACTAAACCCATTTGCTACTTTTTAACTGTTCAATTTCATTTCGCAATTATCTAGCGTTATTTCGCCTACCCACCAGCCGATACGGTAACCAATTAAAGCAACACATAGCAAACCGATGACGTAAACAACAATTAGACTGATTACAGTATCAATAGTTGTACACATCTATTTACCCTCTTTGAAGTAGATTATTCAATTATAGTACCCCATGCACTATACTGACCGCTATTGATAAATCGCGCATATATTCCCTTATTTGAAAGTGTGACTTGCGCGCCATAATTAGAATTATCTTGATTTGCTAATGTAAAGCAAATACCACTCGCTTGTGTTGGAATATTTAAAGTATTAATATTATAGGAACAAACTATAATCTTACCCATAACTCGTAATGTACTGTCATTCAAATCTGTCATATATCCTACATCCGAAATATCAAATAATGTACTCAAATTTATATCATTCAAATAGTTTGCAAATACAGATTTAATTTTTTTACTTGAACTACCAATATCTATTGTATTGTTCGTACTCGGAACAATACTTCCGGCTAGTGCATTTGTGCCAGCTAATGGAATTTTAGTGTTATCACTTGTAATAAATCCACTATCATTAGTCAAGTCACTTGTTTTTGATGGAATAGTCGGTTTATTTGAGAGGTCATTATAACTTCCGCTTGTCGCAACAGTGGCTAATCCGCTTGTAATATCGCTTGCACTGTGTGTATGTGAACTGCTCGCTTTACCGCCTAAAGCGTTAGTAATTACTTTATTCTGTACCGGATTTTCCGACGTAGTAGATAGTTCATCATCCATCGTGATGGTCATCTGAATTACGCCTAATTCACGATATGCGCTATTTTCCCACACATATGCAGTGTATTTGCTTGTGTCCGGAATAATCACAAGATACATCACACCCTCGGTTCCTGTTTCAGGCAATTCAGTTACAATTTGAAAAGTACGCACCATCAATTCTTGAATTGCCGTTGCAATCTTGCTATCAACTTCACTGCCACTTATCGCCGAACCTATCAAATTGTTCAGTAAATTCCAGTTGTTACTTAAATCTGCATACCAGTCCGCCTGATATTTATCCGGATTTATAACTCCATTGCTCAATACTTCTCTTGCCATATCCTAATCCTTTGTAATGTTAGTAACTCTTGCCATATGGACTGCCACCGTAAAGCGAAACCCCATATCCCTCGCGCATAGGTAAATCGTCAACAAATATTGTGTGGTCGTAGTTTGTCAGTGTGACAGTACATTTCTTTTCTGATGGTTTAACGCTTTCGACCCAGCACGGCACAATGTAGCCGAAGGTTAATCTAGGTGGTTCAACGTCTGCATCATATTCAAAAGGCAGTTCATACTTCAATCTCACGCGACTGTTTGTCAGCCATGTATCAATTTCGCACAGATGCGGTGTGCCTTCGTGGTCTGTGATTAAAAAGTTCTTACCGCTGCGATATGTTGTTGTGTTAATCGGCGGATTAACTGTCAGTGTCCTGTTATCAGATTCAACTGACATAACTCTTGCAGTATAGTTGTATATAGGCTGATAGCGTAAACCGCTGTCGTCCGTATGGTAAATGTTATTCTGCGTTGTCTGACTGTACCTCTGTTGCATTTCTTTTGCAAACAAGCTGGCATATGAACCATCAAGTGCAATTCCCACGAAGTCTTTATAATTGACATTCAGACTGTCGAATTCCGTGTCGATTGTAATCTGTATGCGCTGACGTTTAAGACTGCGTAATCTTCTCGAACCCATCGCAATCGCCTGTTGCCGCTCGGTCACTCCGAACGCTTGCAGTGTCTCACTATGTTTACTTGTTGAATAGTCTGTTGCAACAATCTTATTGTAGTTTACTGACGTCTTGTCAGTATTAAGATGTACATATACAGTCTTCGTCTTGTAAGTATCAACATCTGTATAGGTAACCACAACTTCGTCAACATCATCAAGTTTAGGCAGTGCAACCATGATGTTAAGATTGTTATAATTCTGTGGTGTAAACAGAAAATCAAAATTTGTGATGGAATATTTGTCACTGTCACTGAACATGATATTCTTGGTACCGTTCACTGCTTTTTCGTTAATCTGCACAATCTGAAGATGGTCTGCCCTGGTACACAATTCAGAATAACCTATGTGCAACATATCGCTCAATACCTGCAGCAATGTGTTATCTGTATCAAGTGTACCGTTGCATCGCAAACCTCTAACCTTCCACTGTGCATCCAGGTCAGCGAGATTGTCAATATTCAGCAAATTAGCAAATTTAGAATTCTGACAAACATAATTAACAGCTGGTGCCAGATTGCGTGTTGGTTCAAGCATACTGTTGTCGCCAATAACAGGCAGTTTACGTGTAAACATTGTCGATATCTGATTCTGATTCATTTCTGACAGTGTTTCGTTACCCTCAAAACGCATCAGCAATGTTGTCATGTCGTCATACGATTGCGGATTTGCAATCACTGATTTAAGACCCGTCCAGCGTACTTCTTCACGATATTTAGTAGTTTCATCAGTATGTTCCGGTGTCAGTTTGTAACATCTGAAATACCAGTCACCTTGTGGCAAGTCAAATTTCTCAGTTACACCGACCGCGTCCATACCGGTAGATGTGTATTCGCCGTTAGAAAACTTCTTTATGCCCTGGCTTGTCAAGATAATATCTCTATGTTGCCATTCAATATCGCCTTTTCTCTGATATTCAATTCTAACTTCAACGTAGTATGGCTGAATGTCAGCGTTATCATCCATGTAATAAATGCCTGACGGTGCAGTAAAGTCAAGTTCAATTTCAGAAACTTCTACTCCGATAGGCGCAGCGCGATATGGTCCGCACATCGAATTGTTTATATCTTTTGTGGAGAAACCCTGCGTAAGATTTTCTACAACGGCTTTCTTCTGAATTGAATCTACCGCCCAGAATCCCGTCCAATCCGGATACAAATTACCATCACTATCGCATCTGTGCAGCATTACTTTAGTTACTGACGGAGCGTAGCATGGTGCATCTTCCCACTTGTTGCCTATCTTAACTTGCTTAAGATATTGATACATATCGGTAAATTCTCTGCCCTTGTAGTCTTTACTAGAAAGCATAATATCTCTATTGTAAACTCTGTGGTTCTGGTGCGGTGTCGTGAACAGTCGCTTTGCGCTGCCATCGCTCAATTCACTCTTGCTATTTACAAGTATTGGTGAATCCAAATCTGCACTGAAATTGTTTTCGCCATATACTGCAACGACTTTATAGTAACCGTTATCGTCAACAGTGCCCCTACTCTCATCATAGAAATCCCAGATACCGTCAGGTGTAGCTGTTACACGAACGGCAACGCAGTTGTGACCAAGTGCGCCTATTGTTCCAGCATGCTCGTGGTCAGTCGACAAATCGTTTGCTGCATAGGTCCGAACGTCATCTGTGATCATGAATTTCCAATCGGAATCTGTTTCTTCAATACCGAATGACGGGTCAATTTCATAACCCATGCCAACATTAACCTTTGTCGGTACGAGTGAAGCCCCAAATTGCTCATATTCAAACGCTGTCTTAATATGTTGTGCTGCATCATCATAAGGCAGTTTAAAGCACAACGAACTGCATCGTAACCACTCTGTGGCGTATGCCGAATTTGTGCTGTAATTTGTGCCGATTAGTGGTATATTAAACTGAAGCGGTTTACTTGAAATAATATCAACAGTCTTACCGATTAAGTCTTTGCGATGGCACTCACTAACCTTTGCTCTCACGCAGTACGCAATCTGCACTTTAAAGTATGCATTGGTTTTCATGCGTGAATTCCACAATTTATAAGTACCGTTACTGTTAATTTTAATCTCATAAGACAGTGGAGTACTTCCGAACATGATTGTAGGTGTGGCTTGATAAAGTGAACCATATCTACCTATATATGCAACATAACCCCATACACTATCATCGGCGTTCATTCCAGACGCACTGTAGCAATTAATTCTACAATTGTCCGGTATAGTCTGTAAATCTACTGTACCGTGTGTAGTCGCGCCACCCGAACCGCTAACAAATATATTCGAGTAGTTATAAATGTAGTATGATGTAATAGGTATCCAACCTCCCGTTGTCTGATAAACATGACGACAGTTATTTCCTAGCAACAAATAGTTGTCAAGATTAGTCGACGGATACCATGCGCCTTGACTTTGACTGAATCTCGCTGAATTAAGTTCCCATTTCTCACCACCCCAGCGTCTGACACTCTCTGCTACTGAACACTCGTTCAAGGGAATATCGAGTAATCTGTATGATGCAGTTGTTGAACCCGATATATAATAGTCACGCTGTTTAACATAAATATGATAGAAAGTATGTCTCGGTGCACCGCCTTGCCCCGCTTGTGCATCAGACTCTTTCATTTCTTTAGGTCTAAAAGGATAGACTGCAAACTGATGTGTATGATCAAAATTGTTCTTGTAATTGTTTCTCGCTCTGATTTCCCAGTCGCTTGACAACTGCTCAGGATAGTGTTCGTTCGTATCCTGGAACGCAGGTAGTACCACCCACTCATTATCTGCACCGCTGATTTTAACCATATCACCGACACGGTATTTAGATAAATCATAGCCCTCGACAAATATTGACTGGTACTCAAGATGAACATTATTCTCTATACTTGTAGATGTCAGTGCGTGAAGTGTATGACCGCTACTTGTTACTTCTGTTGAGTTAAACCAGCATTTTGTAATCTCGGGATCTATGGAGTTGTTTGACAAGTCTTCTCCAGGTTCAGCAACGTGACACTGAATACCGCTTAAGGTGTTTATTGAAGTGTTGCCGATGTATATATCGTCATGGTTTGCAGCGTGCAAGAAATAGCCGACACCTTGAGACAAGATTAAATCAAGATAGTATTTGTTGTCTTTATAATACGAATGAGGGTCCGACAAGTAGTCCGGAAATTTCTTGAAAAGTCCGAACTGCTCAGGTATTACATCGCCAAGTTTAACCTTGTTGCCTTGCGCGTTTACATCATAGATAGATCTACCCTGTTGTGTGTCCTTGTTCTTGCCTGTCTTTGAATTAAGTTTATTCATCTGCGACATTGTGTATAAGAATGTTGCAACGACAACAACAAGCATGATCACAAAGGCAAACACCCCTTGTGGTTCAACAATGATTTTTAATTCGGATTTTCCGCAAAGTGATGTGTCTCTTGATACAATCTCACCATCCAACATGAACGACAGTGGTAAATCTTTATATTCGCCATACTGCGACAAGTAATCATTGATGGTTGCGTGTGAATTGTTAATTTCGATTTCTTCCGATTCAATAGTGAAGTTTAAATCATTTCTAGGAACAACCCTCACTAACAACTTCATAATACTTAATCTCCCACGCATTAAATCTCAATCTGCAATCACTTATGCTCTTATAAGCAGTGCCATTCTGTGATGTGTGAAGTATTTTTCTGTCGATAACAACGCCACAATGCCTGAATTTTCCACCACCGTAGAAACACGCTATATACATCTTATTATCGCACAATTCTTGTTCTTTTACCTGCCTATATTTAATTTTTTTTTTGACTAAATTCTCATTCTCCGATGTCGCATCACAGATTGATTTGTCCAGGGGCAGTGTGATACCGAGTTCATCACGATAGAAACACATCACCAATCCGAAACAATCGAGATTCGGATAGTCTCTGCCACCGAATTTATACTTAATCCGCAAATATCTGGTTAAATCAATTTGATACATAAACAATGCCCGGTGCGTTTTCTGAAGTGTATCTCAATTTCGGGAACTCAGCATTTACCATGTCGGCAAAAGACGCAGTAAACTGTGCCGTTCCCTTCTGCAGAATTACTGATGTAATTGTGAGTTCAAATTCATACTGTCTTTCAAGTGTTTCCGGATGGAACTGCCGCAGTATCACTTTGTTTGGCAATTTCTGATTTGTACCGATGGCCCGTGACAGATATTGCGATATTTCTTCGTTCACATCACCGATGCTGAATGTGATGTCCTGGAAAGTATTTGTACTTCTGTCCGGTAAAGCGACTGAAAAACACGATGCAGTATATAACTGTCCGTCAAGTGTTATGTCGTCTTGCGACAACGCATAGTACAAGTGAGTTGTTTCACGATTAAACTCGAAGCCGTTGCTCGCCCATCCGAGATTTAACACAAATTCCAAAGTAGTAATCGGGAATTTATCACCGCTCGCCCACAATGCTTTTAAGGTTCGTAATGCCATAATTAGTACCCCTGTCTCTGCAGTCCATACGTTGATTCAACACTGTCAGCAATCTCGCCACCTTGTCTGATGTTGGCTACAAAGATGTTTATAATCCGTTCTTCATCAGTTGATTCGTCAGTTGTTGTTCCGGCACGGCTTTTATCTTCAATCAGATTAACAATTACTGTTCCGTTGTTCTGATTGTCATTCATCATGTTTGCAGTCTCACGTCTCGATGTTACTGTTGCCGGACCCCTTACGAGTTCAGGACCAATCTCACCAACAAGACCAATAGCACCCGATGGAATATACCCGCCTTTGTCATGTGCACCTGTATAATTCACATTCTTTAATTGTGCAAGAATATTCATGCCTTGTGCAAGTACACCAGCCCACGCAACTAAATTCATAGGATATGGCGCAGCCATCGCATTCGCAACACCTTGCCATATTGAAATTAAGGAACTTGCAACTGCAAACGATTTCTGCATGGCAAACAGTATCTTAAACTCTTTTGAATTCTGATCAAAACCTTGTGCCATTGCACCAAAATAGCCACTGATAGCGGATGATGCTTGAGCATACACCCCGGCAATCTGCGCTGCGGTCAGTTTTGCTTTTGCAAAATCAGCATTGATTAAATTAGTCCAGTTCAGATTATATTTGGCAAGTTTTTCGCTGAATTGATCTAAAGCACTCACACCCGTACCGCTATTCCAATCCTGTTCACGTTGTTTAAGTGCATCAAGTGCCTGTTGCCGTTTCTCTGCTTCCTGTTGATAGTATTCATCATACAACTGCGACATTTTCTCAAGATGCAGAGCGGTTAATTGTTCTTCGACCGTGTGGAATTCAGTGTCGTTAATCAGTTGCAGATCATGTGCCTGTTTCAAAGTGTCAATCTGTTTTGTAAAATCAACATCTTCCTTCTCGAATGGTGACAATTTGTTGTACTGTGCCTGTGCGATGGTATCAAGCAGTGATTTATATGCACGCTCTGTTTCCGTAGCATCTTTAGACAGTTGCCTCAGCCCCTTACTGCCTTTGTCAGCGATGTTACCGATTGCGGTCACCGCTGAATTGTAGGATATTTCAGTCTTTTTATTGATAGCGTCCAGCGTCTTGATGCGTGTCTGAGCGAGTTCGTCGTAGTATTTATTGCGATTCTTGCGTGATTCTTCATCAATTTGCTTTAGTCGGTCCTGTAAAGACTGTTCACTTTCCTTTACACTCTCAGAAATATTCTTGTGTGCCTGAACAACGGCAGTGCGTTGTTCCATATAATATTTAACAAGCGGGTGTTCTTTCGGCATCTGCAGGATTGCACTCATATCAACTTGACCGCTGCGTTTCATTATGGCTGAATTTTCCAAGCCTAACTCTTTGACTTTACGTTGCATTTTTAATTGTAATGACTGTTGCTGTAAAATCTCTTGAGTTGAGCCGTTTGTTGCGCTGGCAACGATTGCGCCCAGATGTTCAGCGTATGCAGTTGTCTTCTGCCACCACTTGTCAATCCATCCGATTAAATCACCAAGTCCAAGCCTTACAAAGTCAAACCATCCCTCGAAATAACCGATTTCCGCTTTGGCGGTTTTCTCACCGCTTTCACTTATAACACCGAAAAACTGTGCAAAAGGTTTAACCAGATTGCCAAGTCCATTAGCGATGGTTTCAAACGCACCCGTGAACAGTCTGACAAATCCACCCATGATTTGTTGCACTGCCGGAGAATTAAGTGTTGATGTGAACGCATCCAATGCCTGTGACGCTTTATAAATCGTTTTAGCAATTTCCTGACCGACTTGTCCGGTGCTGATTGTAGTCCACAAATCTGACCACGCATCAGACAGATTTTTCGTTGCGCCCGTCATACCTTGCATCTGATAGTCAAGCGTCTGTGAGAAATTCTGTTTGGCAAGTCGTTGCATGTACCGTTCGAGTGCAACATTAGTTGCATCTATGGTTTCTTTCTGTCCTTTGTATGACAGAATGAGTTTGTCACCAACACGGTCAGCTTCAATACCTAACTGCTGCAGTGATTTGAGCCGGTTAAGTGATGCGTTCGTCAATATCTGTGATACTTCGGTCAAACTCTTACCAGTGCCCACTGCAATAGCTGCCAGTGATTTCATTGTCTGTTCTGATGGTTTAAGACCAACTTTATTAAGTGTAACGGCAGATTGTGCAATCTCGTCAAAAGGTTGTGGCAGTTTACGGGACAATGCGTTCAAGTCACTGAACAACGCTTTAGCCTCGTCAAGTGAAGACGTGATACCGCTTAGACTTGATACTTTACTCTCATAGTCCTTAAGGCTTGAGACAACCTGTCGAAAAGACGAAGTGACACCGACAAGTCCGGCAAGCGGTGCAAGCATTGATTTAAACGATGCAGTCATGCTCTTGAGTGTTGATGCAGTCTCACTCTGCATTTTCTTGAGTGATTTACTGTATTTGTCAGTGTTTAAACTCAACACTGTACCTGCGTAATTGACAACTTTAGCCATTTTTCACCGCCTTTTTCTTTAACAAATTTCTTATTTCGTCACTTCCTGTATGCGACAAGGCGGAGTTTGAATTATTAGATTTGTCTAATTCTTCACTCTCCGCCCGATAGATTTCCATCCACATGTCAACTTCCTGTGATGGCAGTTCCATTACCATCATCAACGGCATACCGATTTCTCGTGCAATTCGTGCTAGGACTCTGAATTGATTACTTCTGCACTTTTTTTTAATTCACTTGAAATGTTTAACACGTCAATCACTGTCGTTATCAGTCGGTTTAATAGTGGATAAGGTAATTCACACAAGTAAGAATAATCATCACGTTGTTCTGTGCGGTCACCGTCTTTGTCACATAGCATGAAGTTCAGCGCGTAAAGCATTTTTTCATCATCAGATGCAGACTTTAAATCGTTGTCAAACACCCAGAACAAGTGCATCTTCTCGCCGGAATTTAGTTCCGTGATGTAGAATTTAATCTCGTCACCAAGTTCATGCCCGTCAACTTCAACAACTTTCTTCTTGTGTTCCTGTGCAAATTTATTAACTAATTCTCGGTACATGGTCACACCTCATTAAGATGCGTCTGTGAAGGTAACATCACCATTGATTCTCATAGTGATCTTAGCTTTCACCCCATCTTCATTACCGCCACCAACAAGTGCATATCCGGAAATTGCAGCCTGGAATTTGGCAGCGTCGCCGTTTTTCCACTGAATTTTAACCCAGATGTTTGAACCGTTTTCTGCAGCAGTCTTAAGTGCAGTCTGGTTAGTATCACCAGCATATTTATAAAAAGTCATCTCAATTTCTGATGTATCTTTCATGCCAGCGATATAGCGTTTGGTTGTGTCGGCAAGGGTAGTTTGTTCAATGAATGAGCCATTATTACCGATGTCGCCAATGTCGGTCAGACCGTTCCATGGTGACCAGGTACCGGAGTTGGAGTCCGGGTCAGCTGTTGCAGTGGAATAACCAACGAGCATTCCGGCAATTAAAGTTGCGTTCTGTGGAGTGTAGTTGAATAATGGAGTTACTGTCATTTTATTTACCTCTAGAGTTTGTTAATACTTTGATTTAACTGTTTCATTATACGATGTTTCCAGGTCGTTTTGTAGGTTCTGCATCATATTTTTTTCGACTTTGTGATATGAGCGAAGTACCCAGTCATTACCTTCAATTCCATGTACTGAACCGCCTTTCTGTTCATGTCCTCTGCGCAGTGAAGATGTTTTGCCGATTGCATGGGTCCGGGTGCCGTAGTTTAACCAAACACCTGCGTACATTGGTGCTTTGATGTACGATCTTCTTCCGGTCAGTTTGTGACGAACACCGACTATTGCCTGCATCTTTTTATTATTCACACGGACTTTACCCGTTAATCCCTTCTTGAGTTGTCCTGTATGAATGTAATTCCACTTTGTCCTGGTACCTTCCGGCAATGCCAGGCTCTTTAATTCGTCACGTTCAGATTTCAGCAAGTCACGATTCGCTTTTCTTAACGCTGAACGAATTATCTTTTTACGTGTTTTAGGCTCTAAATTGTCTAAATCTTTTAGATATTTTTCAACTTGTGAAAAATCAACTTTCACTTCAAACGTGTCGCCATTATCACTTCTCATATACAAGCCTTAACATTGAGTGTCAGGACCGAGCAATAGTAATTGTCAAGTTTTGGTGCAAAGTCTAAATCCTTAAACTCACGATAGAAAATGTGTTCAAAGATTTCCGATGTGCCAATATCATCATTCATCAAATCTTCAGCAATTTCATCAATATTTTCACGATGCTTTGAATTGATAAAGATTTCCACGTCAAACTTCAGCAGTGTGACCTGATTTTGCAAATCAAAAATCGGGTTGATTGACGTGATATTGAAGGCAATCAGCGTTTCTGAATTGTCGTGTTCAGGTGCAAAGTCGCAGTAGCAGTTACCGCGGTTATTCACACGTTCAGTCAGCCATCTCAGTGTTTCTGCTCTTAATTCTTTAATCATGTGTTGCGTATCCTGTCATTATTCAGATTAGACATTTCAACAGTTAATACGATTGAATCATCAGCATAACTGTCTGTTATTCCCACAATATCATAAATAATTGACTTGTATCTGACTTTCATGGTTGAATTCAAGCCATGTCTAAATCGTATCTGAATTGTGTATGTGTCAGTCGTTATTTCGACTTGTGAACGCATCTGTTCACGGGTCGTGATAGGTCGTACATCCGCCCACACTTCGCACACACTGTTCAATTCATGGTCAACAATCTCAATTCGTGACCGCAATTTACTACTGTCAATCATGTGTTCATCACTCTGTATTTATCTAGTATAAAAAGTGCAGACTTCGGAATATTGTCGCACTTGCGCTCAGTGTACCATGCGTCAATGATCATCAGTTCAGCAATCTTCATCTGATCATTATATTCAATCTGTGTGTCGGTTAATTCAGTGTCCGGACTGACAACGACTTCCTGATTCATATAGTCACTGATGAAAGAATATGCGCCGTTCTCAAGTATCTGAAGGTAGTCATCTTCTATATCATTGTCAATTCGTGAGTGAATCTTAATTTCTGCAATAGTCGGTCTTGTTGTCATACAACACCTTCTCTATGAAGTTTAATCACTATAGGATCAAGTTCACTTGCGTTATACTTGCCAGCCTTAATCGTTAAGATCTCATAGCCGTTGTTCGAATATGTTAAATCTTTACTGATTGTCACGATTGAGTCTTTATTACTCACTTTCGGAGTTGTCTCAACTTTCAATTCTTTGGTTTTCTTCTCTGTCATTTTTTCAGTCCTTATTCAGTCCTTATTAGAAAAAAGCACCCAGTCATGCTTGAATGAGTGCTTATACAGGAGTCTAACGAACTACACAAACCATTAAGACAATGCGGTGCCTACATGAACAACCTTCAGTGCACGATAGTCTTGTACCAAGCCACCCACACGTTTAATTGAGTAGAATCCGATATATGGTTTCTGTGTTAAATCATCACGAACAACACCGATACCTGGTCTGTCAAGAACTGCGTAACCAGCCTTCATATCACCAAAGATGATTGGATTTGAACCGCTTGCAATATTAGGTAAATATTCATTGATTTCAATCGGATAGCCTAACAAATAAGTTGGTGCGTTAGTTGCTACATCGACATTACCAAAGATTCTGCGTTGTGTACTGTCTTTGAGTAAATCCTGCAGTGCAGTGTAGGTGTTTGTGTTCATGTACCACTTTGCACCAGCTCTGTATGAAGTATTTAACTGATCTTTAGCCTTGATCAAGCCCGCTAAAGTCACATCACTTGCAGAACCGGACGCAATACCTTGTAAGTTGTTCCAGGTTCTGGTCTTGTCGCCATCAGCAGATAAAGTATAGGTTAAGATACCTTTAGGCTTGTTTGTGCCGTTGCCACTGATGAAAGCAGTTTCTTCAGCATCAACAAAAGCATCAGCCAAGTCACGAATAAATGCTTCTTGAATGTTGTACCATGAGTCAGCCAGGAATCTTTGTGTGTAAAGCGGGAACGCATACAGTTCACCAAGTTCAGCAGTAACCTGTTGATAGGTCTGTGCATCGGTTTGTGTTCTGGCACCGGTCTCAGCAACCCATCCGGCAGTTAAACCTGTCACTTTGTAAGGTCTTGCGTACTTATTGCCTTCAGGAGTGATGATTGTAGCGTTCTGACGGGTAACAGACTTGTTGGTCAGCAATTCAATTACACGTTTGTCTAATCCGTCTGGCACTAAATAACCGCCTTGTGTATTCGTGCCTTCGTTTCCTGCAACCGGAGGAGTAACCGGGTCTTCACGGGTCATAACGCCTGTTGTCATGTACTTGTGGAACTGCTGTTCATAGGTATGGTCAACTTTAGCATCAGCGGTGCCGGTCAGCGCGTTTGATTTAAGGGTAGAGATCTCACGCATCAGATTTTCGATCTTAGCGTCACGTTCCGCGTTATTATCCATGATTGATTTTTCGAAATTGTCAAATTTCTGTGACAATTCATTAAATTGCTTTTCTTCCATTTCTGTTTCCTTTTCTGTTGCAACAATAAATTCTTCTTGTTTAACGTTAGTAATCTGTGCTTGTGTGTTAGCCGGGAATGTAACAAGTGAACACTCTTTTAAATCCACATTGTCCAAGCCATAAGCATCACGCACTTTGTCGTACTCAATATCTTCACTTTCAATCATGAAGCCGACTGAAAAACCACGAATTGAGCCGTCTTCTGCGTGTGCGAGTGCAATCTGTGCCTGCGGATCAGCAAGTGTCAGTTGCAGTGTACCAACTAAGCCTTTGTCGTCTGTGTGTAAATCAATCCATCGTCCGATGAGTTGTGTTCTGTCATGCTGCCACAATGCCGGCAAATAACCGTGTTCTGCAAATTCACGAAGGAATTTGTCGAAGGCGGTCTTTTTCATATACGTTCCATAGCTGTCAATGTCGTTGAATGTTGACAGATAGCCTGTGATCTTGCCTTCGGCTTTGTTCACACTTCTGACGTCGAAGTCGCAGAATCTCGTTTGTAATTCAGCCATTTATAAGCACCTCGAATTATGGTATTTTAAACTGTTTGTAACATTATTTTGCATTTTTGTCAACACTGTTTTTATCAATTTGTGACGTCTCATTGTTAAGGTTCACAATGGTTCCGTCATTAGTCATGTATGCAGTATTAAGTGGCAGTTTTCTGATGTCGCAACCCTTCTGTGTGTTCATGCCTAATTCAGTCAAAGCGTCATTTATTGTCATTACACCACTGTCGAGTAACGATTTAATATAGTTTACTTGTGCCGTACTGTCACCACGGAGTAACGAAGACAAGTCAAACTTAAACCGATAATTTCTGAATTTACGGTCAGCCAGCAGACATTTGTTCAGCCTTTGTTCAATGCGTCTGATGTACGGCATGAGCGATTGATTCACAAACTGTAAATTCTGTTGTTCGATATTTGAAAAAGTCGCATGGTCAAGATTAGCAACCATGTGCGGAGGAATTCTGAAGACGCCACAAATCTCGTCACGGTCATACTTTCTCGATTCAATAAACTGTGCATCTGTGAGTGAGATTCTGAATTGCTGGTATTTCATGCCACTGTCGAGGATCATTGGCTTGCCTGCATTCTCAGTGCCGACATACTGAGAATAAAACGCATCACGAATTGCTTTGTGTGTTGCTTTGTCAAGTTTAGCGTCTGTCTGAAGAACACCACTTGTTATTGCACCCGACTGATATATTTTTCCTGCCAAATCTTCAGTTGAGTCAGCATTGAACATTAACTTGTTGACTTGTGCAATCGGTGATAGACCATGCAGACCGTCAAACGTGTTCAGTCTGATGTGCAGCATGTCTTCTTCACCTACGATGATTGTTCTTGTTTGTGTGTTGTTTTTTCCGTCAGCTTTAATCGTGATCTGGTATTCAGGAATGTTTGTGTTTAATTTATAATTCACTGACACGCAGTTGTTCTGCAACGGTATCAGTTCTGTCACTGCATCACCAACACGCACAATGTACGCATAGAAATTGCCATACACGTCAAGACACCATACACAATTTTCCCAGAACTCTGCTGCAGTCTGCCATGCGTTAGGCTGACTGTGAACGAGTTTATACAGATCACTGTTGAAGGCAAGCGTCTTTGAACCGTCAGCACCGATCTTATACAGTCTAATAGGCAGCATAGCGATTGATTCCGCTCTGACTCTGATGCACGAATAGACTGTGCTGATTCTCATGGCAGTGTCAGCACTGACAGTCGAAGATTTCAAGAACGGTAAATCACCAATCACGGACACCGGAGATTCAGCAGCGCCATCATCACGTTTACTAATAGTTTGCATAAATTTCCTGATAATGCTCATTTGCATCTCCTTGTTGGGATAATATCATCAATCTGCCGATAGCCATCAGACAACAGATTGCACCGTCAATCTTATTCTCGGCCCGTAAATTAGCCTTTCTCGGGAAGTCGTTGCCGTTCTTGTCTTCTTTGCTCTCCACGTTCTGAATGTTCCATCCGAGACAGATGTTGCCATCATAGTGGAACCTGCCGGCAAGCATGGCAGACTTCATTTCCTTCATGGCTGGGCTGAAATACGCAGTCGTTTTCGAATATTCGACTACATTCAAGCCGAAGTCACGCTCGCACTGCTGTTCCATCTGGAGAGCATTGTAACTATCAAAAATCACTTCTTTCGGCGAGTAGATCTCAGCCTGTGAACCGATGGTTTCAGTCATGCTAAGATAGTTTGTCTCGCAGCCGTCACACACATTCAGTATTATACCACATGACGTGTTATTGTTTACAGTTTTTCTGAACGTTTCATATCGCTGATAATTCTTGTTTGACACATCATTGACGGTATCTTCTGGCAGGTAAAATTCAGGGAAAACGTAATAATGGATTTCACCGTTAATTACCCTGGCAAAAGCCACAAGTATGCACGCTAAATCGAGTTTAGATGCCAAATCGACAGTAATCACGCACAAATCATTCTTAAAATCGTTAATATTCAGTGATGTGTCGATACACTTTGACAGTGCGTCGATTGAAAAATAATTCTTCGCACTGTTTACCCAGCAGTTCAAGTGTTTAGTCAGAAACTTTGCCCGGTCCTCAGGCGATTTAAAAGCGGAGTGACACTGCTGAAGTAAATAGTCGGTCTTTAGCGATACGCCAAAATTTGGATTTGCCTTTTCAATAATTGACAGATTAACTTTGTCGATTTCTTCTCGTTCTTCTTCAGGGAAATCAAGCGGATTTCTTATTTTTTCCAGGTCATCATCATCAATCGAGTAGATTCGTGCGAAGTGTCTGTCATCCGGTACAATTCCCCAAATCATGTCAACATTCTCATCATGTTTAGCTTTACAGAATGACAACAGGTCAAATCCGGCAGTTGTGATCATAAAGATCATAGGTTGATCACGTGAGCCGAGTCCGGTTTGCTGGCACTCGTAAAGAGAGCCATCGGGATGTTGATGTATTTCATCAAGCACAGTAAAGCTTGGGCTTGTACCATCCTGTGCCTTGCCGATAATAGGCAGGAACTTTGAACCATCAGGAAGTGTTATTGATTCAATCTTTACATCCGGATTAAATCTGTTCTGCAGCGGAATATTACGCTTTACCATCAGTCGGGCAGGACTGAACACTTCAAATGCCTGCTGCTTTGATTTAGCACCGCAATAGACTTCAGCTCCGTGTTCACCATCACCAAACAGCATATAGAGTGCTGACCCGGCAGCAGTGACAGTCTTACCGTTTTTTCGCGGTATCTCAAGATATGATTCAATGTATCGTCTCAATTCACTGTCACAGTCTACCCAGCCGAACAGATTGCATATTATATCGCACTGCCATGGTTCAAGAATGATGTAGCTGTCAGCCCATTTACCCTTAACGTGTTTGAATGTCTCGATAAAAAAGCATGGTTTCTCGGCTCGCACCGGGTCGTATTTCCATTTTGAATTTGCAGTGTTTAGCGACGTCATCAGGTCGTTGAGTGAATTGTCACACGCTTTAATCATCAGTTGTGAGCGATTGATTTTTCCACTTACAACATCATCAAGATACATCAGTGATTTAATTGTGTGATTAAAACCTCGAGCGTATTTAGGCACGTTATCAATCTTCTTCAGACTGTTCAGATATGATTTAAGTTCACCAGTATATATGCTCATGGTTAAAATCCATCAAAATCAGATTCAACAACTTCTCGCTTTTCTGATGTGCTCTCTACATCAATTCTCGCCATTCCGCTTTTCGCTGACAAATTCAGCATGCAGTCATAGGCTTCGGTCTTTGGAGTAAGTGTCAATTCAGCATAACATTTCAGCCATTCGTCATTGAAGGTCTTGTAAAGCGATACAAGTGTCGGTTTAAATCCGAAGTCAGTCTCGTTTGTGTAACCAAGTCTCAGCAATTCCTGCGGAGTCGCATTAGCGAGGGAACACCACTTCGTGCATTGTGTGACCAGATGCAGATGGTTGTACTTGAGTTTACCTCTGTGAATTAAAGTTCCGCAAATGTCTTTCCAAATCTTCGGCGCGTTCGGGAACTCTTTTAAGATTGTCGGCAGCGGCGGTGTTCTGACTATCAACTCATCAGTGTGAATATCCGGCAGATTCTTTGACGGAAGTCTACCACCATTTGTCTGCGGATTAACTTTTCTTCTTACTCTTACATTTACAGTTTTTCGTTCGACTGCACTCATTTTCGATTTTCCTTTTACTGTAACTAATTGATTTTAGGGCATTTTACGCAAATATGACGCTAAAAATTTAAAAAGT